ACGCAGCTGCGTGGTGTTGTCACCGAGATTGTCGAAGCCGATGAGGGCCTGTTGTTTACAGCCAAGTTCGCTAAGACCCGCGCCGCCGACGAAGCCATTGAGTTGGTCAAGGCTGGCGCGTATGACTCTGTTTCGGTCGGTGCAGTACCGGTCAAGTTCAAGTATGACAAGAACGGCACCATGGTCGTTACTAAGGCCAACCTTGTCGAAATCAGTCTTGTGGCACAGCCCGCTTTTGCGGATGCTGTGATCACAGAGATCGCTGCGTCTCAACCTGAAGAGGAAGACGCTGTCGAACCCAACCCAAATGACATTCCTGAGGAGGAAACCATGTCACAAGAAACCCCAGCGGTTGAGGCTTCGGCTGAAATCGTTCCAACAGCCCCTATCGTTTTCGCAGCTGCGAAGCGTGAAGTAAAGATGCCAACCGCAGTTGAATACATCGCTGCAGCCGTCGCAGGTGGCGACCAGTGGCGTGCAATGTCCGAAGCAATTCGCGCAGGTGCACCAGACATCGTCACAACCGACACACCCGGTGTTCTTCCTACACCAATCGTGTCGCCTGTTTACAACAACTTCATCGGCCGTCGTCCAGTTGTGGACGCAGTTGGTGTACGTGCAATGCCCGCAGGTGGCAAGGTGTTTATCCGTCCAGAGGTGACCACACACACCAGCATCGGTGCATCCATTGCTGAGCAGTCACCAACAGGTGGCACACTCGTGGTGTTTAACAACCAAGTGACCAAGCAAATCTTCGGTGGTTATGTAAACATCTCGGAAGCCGACATTGACTGGTCGGACCCAGCAATCTTGAGCGTTGTGCTTGATGACATGGGCCGTATCTACGCAAACGCCACCGACAACTACGCAGCAGACCAATTGGCCTCAGGCGCAACAGTGACGAGCAACTTTGCTGGCGCGTCATACGCTGATCCGTCTTATTGGGCAAGTTGGATTGCAGGCGCAGCTTCCACGATTTTGACTTCGTCAAACGGCAACCTGCCAACCCACTTGTTCCTTGCACCATCCATCTGGCAAGGCCTGTTGTCGCTTTCAGACACCGCAGACCGTCCGTTGTTCCCACAGGTGGGCCCAATGAACGCATTCGGCAACCTTGCACCGGGACAAGCAAACGGCAACGCATTTGGCCTTCAGGTCGTTGTAGACCGCAACTTTGCAAACGACACATTTATCGTCGGTGACGCATCCGGTTACGAACTGTTTGAGCAGCAAAAGGGTGCAATCAGCATTGACTCGCCTTCAACCTTGTCTCGCACAATTGCGTTCCGTGGCTACTTCGCCGCACTCATGATTGACTCGAGCAAGTTCGTCAAGGGCGTTCTCGTCTGATCCACGGGTAGTTCGGGAAAGGCTCTGAGATGGCAGTAAGCACCATCACGCATGTGCGACGCGTAGACAACTACGCGGCTGTCCAGACCCTTACCGACGCCGAGGTTCAGCCGGGCGACTCCGTCACGGTTGCAGCTGTTGCTCTTACTGGTTTCAACGCCACAGCCACAGTTATCTCAACCGAACCGTTTTACCTAGACGGCGTGGACGACGAGGGTTATCTGGTCTTTGACTATGACATCCCACGCCAAAACCAAGTCATCTATGTAAACAGCGGAGCCGACGTTGCATACGAGGCCGAGTCTGGGACTTTGACCTACACGCAGTCGGTGTCGTGGATTGTTGCAGCCGATGTCACTTCATGGCTCGGCATTGACGTTGCCACTGCTAACGACACAGCGTTCGTCGGTGTTTGTGTAAACGCCAGCAACGCTTGGTGCTACCGCAAACGCCGTGAGGCTGGCTACATCGACTCGATGACTACGGTGCCTAGCGCCGACGTCAAACTCGGAACCGTGATGTATGCCGCAACGCTTTACCGCGAGCGCGGTTCGGTAGACTCGTTTGCGTCTTTTGACTCGATGGCTATCGGTGCTTCACCGTCGGCCACGTTGGGTCGCATCATGCAGCTTCTTGGCTGTGGCAGAGCGCAGGTTGCGTAATGTCATCGTCGGGCATCCTGTATGACGCTGTAACGGCCTGCAAAACCGCCCTTACGGCTTTGGGTCTTGTGCCGATTACTGACCCGCGTAACGCCCGCCCGCTTTCCGTTCTTATTGAATTGCCCACTGTCACCGCGTTTACATACAACGTGGGTGACATTGAGCTGCGCCTACGCGTCTTGGCCCCACCCCCGGGCAACCAAGATGCGGGCGACTATCTCATGCAAATCGCAGACCAAATCATGAACAGCACCATCGCGGTTACTGATCTACGACCCGGTCTAGCGAGTGTCGGCGGGCAAGACCTACCGACGTATGACCTATCCGTAGCCATTGCTGTAAAAAGGAGCTAACCATGGCAACTACAACTTTCCTGTCCAACGCGACCATCAACATCACTCAAGGTGCCACCACCTATGACTTGTCTGACCAAGCGAACCAGTGCACACTCACCATCGGCTCCGACTCGCTCGAGATCACAGCCTTCGGCGACACGGGCCACAAGTTCGCACCGGGTCTTCAGTCGGTTGACGTGAGCATCACTTTCTTCTTGTCGTACGGTGGCACAGGTGCCACGTCGGAAGTGGAAACAGCACTTGCAGCGATGGTCGGTCTCGGTACCACCACACTCGTCATCAGCCCATCGGGCACGACCGAGTCGGCGTCTAACCCTGAGTACACAATCACCAACGCAATGCTTGCGTCGTTTACGCCTATCAACTCCACCGTGGGTGAGATGGCAACCGTGACCGCAAACTGGGTCGGCGGCACTTGGGCACGCGACATCACCTGATCCAACACATAGGGAGAAACTATGAAACTGACATTGCAAGTCACCGAGCGTGACCAGCACTACACCGTCACGACCAACCTTGGCGTGATTGTGGCTTGGGAACGCAAGTTCAAGCGCAAGGCGTCACAGCTGGGCGAAGGCATCGGAGTCGAGGACCTAGCGTTTATGGCGTGGGAGTGCTGTAAACAAAACAGCATTTCAGTACCCATCGTCTTTGACGAATACGTGAAGCGTCTCGAGAACATTGAAGTGGTGGACAACGAACCTGTAAACCCTACGACCGAGGCACATACAACTACGGACTAGCGTCTTTGCTACTTCGCACAGGGTATTGGCCTCCTGACATACCATTTGACCTAGACACACTGGCGACAGTGCTAAAGGCAGCCGAAGACATGAAGGAGGGCTAGATGCCTAACGCAATCGAAACCCAGCTTGAGATGGTCGGAGTGAAAGAAGCGTTGCGTGCTCTCAACAGCATTGACAAAAAGGCGCGTCGGCAGGTAACTAAGGATTACGCCCAGATTGTGTCTACGGTCGTGCAGGAGGCTCGCGCTAGCACACCTACGGAGCCACCGCTGTCTGGTATGGCTTACTCGTGGAAAGCCCGTCGAGTGGCACCAATTTTCCCGTGGAACAACGCAAAGTCTGACCGGGCTATCAAACCATTCGTGTCCGGTAAGAAACCACGCAAATACAACGCTTATGTGTCTGACCTTGCTTCGTTTGGTATCAAGTGGACCGCAGCCGACGCTCTTGCGATTGAAATGTCGGGTAGTGGTCCTGTACCCACCGAAAAGGGTAAAGAGATGGTGCGCGCGTTGAATCAGCGTTACGGCACACCGGGTCGTTTTTTGTGGAAGGCTTATGAGCGCCACGCCGAAACCGTGTTAGCCGAAACCGAGAAACTGATCCGCAAGGTTATGAAGCAAGTCGAGAAAGAAATCTGATGGCTATCAAAATCCCAATCATTACTACGTTTGCGGGCGAGGGCATCCAAAAAGCCATCAAGTCGTTCAAGCAACTTGAGACCGCTAGCGATAAGGTCAAGTTCGTTCTCAAGGCTGGCGCTTTGGCTGGCGCTGCGGCTTTTGCTGCGTTGGGTGCAGCTGCGTTTCAGGCTGGGCAGGCTCTTGTCGGGTTTGCTCGTATGGCTGCCGACGATGAGAAAGCCCAGAAGCAGTTAGCGCTGTCTATTCGTGCGTCTACTAAGGCTACGGATGCCCAGATTGCGTCGGTTGAGGATTACATTGACGTGACCCAGCGCGCTG